TTACCTTTATTTTTTCCCATTACCTTTATTTTTTCCCATTACCTTTATTTTTTCCCATTACCTTTATTTTTTCCCATTACCTTTATTTTTTCCCATTACCTTTATTTTTTCCCATTACTTTTGCTTTGCCAGAACATATACACAAACAATACTAAATTTACATTTAATTTCATATATTTTGATAGTTCCAAATAATTTTAAAAGATAAATTTATCAACCAAACGGCTTACTTTTGAATTTTTTATTTTCGAGAATTTTTGCTGTTAGTAAGCTATCAAAACATAAATAATTTTTTTGAGTCAAATTTCTTACCACAAATTAATGTTATTTATTTTTATTACTTTGTAGCATCCTTACTATCCCATACATAGTTCAACTACAAATATATAACTTATTTTATCTTTAAGTCCTTTTTAACTGTTTATCTGAAAGTTTCAAAGGTGTAAATAGTTTTAATTGAAAAGTTCAGATTGGATTTATCATATCATCAAGAAAAAGAAGCAAACTTTCAACCATAACAAATATTATTTTATTACTTTGTAGCACCCTTACTATCTCATACATAGTTCAACTACAAATAAATAACTTATTTTATCTTTAAGTCCTTTTTAACTGTTTATCTGAAAGTTTCAAAGGTGCAAATAGTTTTAATTGAAAAGTTCAGATTGGATTTATCATATCATCAAGAAAAAGAAGCCAACTTTCAACCATAACAAATATTATTTTATTACTTTGTAGCATCCTCACTAATTTCACCATATTCTTTAGAAGCAAAGATTGTAAAAGGATAGTTCAACTGCCAACATTCACACCTTTTTATTTTCATTTGGACACTTGAGTCTTTCCATACTCGCTTCCAAAGTTGAGTTTTTTTTATGTTTGTGTAAAGTTAATTATATTCCTTAACTAACAAGTAGTTGATCTTACCTTACAGATAAGAACCGATGGAGTGGAAATGTATTTTAAGTGTAAATTAGCAATATTATCTAATCAGGAAATCGTTTTAAACAACAGAAAATATCTTTACTTCCTCGTAAACTCGGCATTATAGATACAAATATATGACTTGTTTTATCTTTGGGTTATTTTAACTATTCAACTGAAAGTTTCAAGGGTGTTAATGTTCATTAAAAATTCCAAAGATGAAATGTTAGTAAACTATCAAACACAAATTTTTTTGAATAATTTCTCACCACAAATACACATTTTTTATTTTTTTTAATAGTTTTGTAACCAAACAGCTTACTTTAAAATTTTTAATAATTTTTGCTGTTAGAAAGCTATCAAACATAAAAATTTTTGAGTCAAATTTCTCACCACAAATTAATATTTTTTATTTCTTTAAATAGTTTTACAAAATTAAAATGATTTTGAAAAATAAATTTATCAACCAAACATATTATTTTGATATTAGTGAACTACAATAAACAAATATTTTTTTTTGGATAATTTCTCACATGAACATTATTTATTTTTTGCTTGTTGTAAACTCATCTGACCAAATTGAACCAAGAAAAAACAATAGTAAAGGTTTCATTTTGTTCCCAGCCATCAACAATCCATTTTATTAATTTCTTGTGGAATTACAGACTGGTAAATACTGAATGATTGGTCATTTGCCATAGATTTTTGTTTTATAATCTGTGTGAACCACTAAATTAGTAATATTTTAAAATTAGAAAAAAATTATTGATTGGTTGTTTTTACCATCAGATAATACCATAATCATTATTTGACAGTGATTTTTGACTCGGTTGGGTGTTTTGAACATGAAAAGGTGAAAAAATACATATAAAAAGGTAAAAATGGTTTTACAAAAATTAAGTAATTTAATTTTTTAATGTACTGTTTGGTTTTAATTAAGTTTTGGAAATATTATTCAGGCTCCATGGTAATAACTCAATTTATCAAATATCTTTTGGATAACTATGGTGCTTTTTTGTACCATGGTTTCTAGAGGAAAATAGTGGACCAACTTGTTGGGACACGAAATGACAGTTGATCCATAACACATAAATATTTTACAAAAATTTGATAATTATAATAAAATAATCAACAAATCAAATGGAAATCAGCAATATTGATGATTTAGACAACGAAAACATAATAAAAACTCAAATACTGGGTCTGATGGAATTATTTAATTTTGCTAAAAAAAATCAATTTCCAAATTTAAATAAAAATTATAAAGAATTATTGAAAGAATGTGTTGAAAAAAATTTAATTTCTGAAAATTCAATTGAAATTTATGATAAATATTTTGTTAAAAAAAAATCAAAAAAACCCAAAAAATTATCCAGAAAAATTATTAGAAAAATAACAAATAAAAACACTGGAAAACTTACTAAAAAAAATGTTTGAAATTTGTCATTGCTTAAACATAATACAATAACTTTAAAAATTATGTCAAATAAAATGTCCAAAGAAATGAGACCTGTTCCAATAGAAAAAATTAAATCAAATTTTCAAAAAGTTATGGATTTTAATAAATATTTTGGTGTAAAAACTCATGATTTTCCTCAGAAAAATATTACTATTGATGATCCAGAATTAACAAAACTAAGATTAGATCTAATATTAGAAGAAGTGAATGAATTAAAAAATGCTATAAAAGAAAATAATTTTGTAGAAATCATAGATGGATTATCAGATATATTATATGTGGTGTATGGTGCTGGTTCATCTTTTGGAATCGATCTTGATAAATGTTTTGATATAGTCCATAAATCAAACATGTCAAAATTGTGTAAAACTAAAAAAGAAGCCGAAGAAACTGTACAATGGTATATAAAAAAATATACCAATAAAGAATTATCTTATGATAGTCCAAGTATTAGGAAATCAAATGATGATAAATATTGGGTAGTTTATAACAAATCCACTGGTAAAATATTAAAATCAATTAACTATACCCCTGTTATTTTTGAAAATATTAATTTTTAGTTATTTAAAATTGTTCCATAATTTCATTTGTTATCTTGAGAAATTGATTATTAGAATCATATCTATATTTCCAATATGTTTTTTTGGGTAAATCATGATAAATTTGAGAATTTGTGTTCAATTTATAAATGTACAATGGAAGACCAAACATGTTTGGCTCTTGAACAATATTTTTGTGTTTGAATTCTTCAGGAATTAAGTTATCTTTGTCAATCCAAGGTAATGCTTTACCTACACATTGTTTATTTTTTTGATATAAATTAAACCCTTTTTTACCATTTATTTTTTCTAAAGCAACTTGAAATCTAGCTTTAGTGTTTACATCAATTATAACTATTTTATGAGAATTTGACCACCATAACTTTAATGAATTTTTTGTTTTGATATTTTTTTTACTGAGTTTGTATTTTTCATCAATTAAATTTTCTATCAATTTTGATTTAACAGATTTAGGAAATTTATTAATTTGTTTTGTACCAACATTTGTTTTTTCTTTTTTTTTGATATTCATAAATTCAAACAATTTTTTTTTTTTCGTTTTTTTTTTTGTTTTTATTTTTTCCTTAAAGAAAAATGGAACATCTCCTTTCCACAAAATATCACCATTTTTATTTTTGGCAATAAATGGCTCATCCACTCTACCATTTTTTTCCCAAACTTGTTTAATAAAATATTTGATTTCTTTTTTTTTGTATCTTCTGCCATGAACTATTCCGTTAATAACATATTTTCCATTCACTTTAAAAGAATTGTGTATACCACAAAATTCTAAATAAACCGATTTATTTTTACATCTTTGTCCATTTCCATTCCAAACTCTGGCAACACATGTTTTGGAAAAAGAAGAATTTTTAATTTCCACATTCCAATTTTTATGATTTATTATATTTGTTAATAAATTATATGTTAACAAAATGTTTGGTTCAATCATTGTTTATCAATTTAAATTGATTTGATTTTTAAAATCATTGAATTCAAATTTGTTGTATCACAGATACATTTCAGTTTATGGAAATTTTTATTTCAAACATTCTTAACAAATTTGTTTTTGATAACCACTCGGTTTTTATCAATATTTGTTGAATAATTCATTTTTCATATTATTCTTTATCTCTATCGCCGTTAGAATGTAACGGTACGTTACTATTAAAAATCAATGATAAAACGGACAAATGAAACATTCAATATATATTAAAAATGTAAAAAGATAGTTGTACCACAAATTGACCCAAAACTTTGGTTTATCATGTGTTTTATATTGAACCATTTTCAAAAACAGCTTTATTTTTATTTGAGCCTTGGTAAATCCAAACATTGATTTGACATAATTTTCAAGAATCAATCACCCATCGGTTCAATACATTTTTAAACATTGAACTCCATTTTTATGTTGTATCAAACAAATGAATAGTAAAACCATAATTAAACTGACAAGCAGGTAAACACATAGAATTGTATCTAAAAGATCAAAAATAAACAATATTTTTATTATTTGTTTTTTTTATAAATAGGCAATATTCTAGCCGATGGTTCACTAATTTCACCTGACCATTTAGGCAACCAATAATAAGGAATTATTTTGTCATGTCCATTGAAATGTTCCAAAAAAACATGGCGAAAATATAAAGCTTCTTTAGTTTTTGGTCTTTCAAAAGAATGTTTCAAACTCAAAGATTTAAATGCTTTATCAGTATATTTAATTTCTATGTGTTCCTGTAAAATTTCATACCATGAACGTTGTTCAGTTGAACAACCATCAGAAAATGCTTCTTTTGTTCTCCATAAAACTTCTTTAGGAAGAAGATTAGTGTCATCAAAAGATGATCTAAGCAAATATTTTTCAACCCCTTCAAATGGAATTTTATATTTTGGATTTATGGTCATATAGAAATTCAAAAATTCCTTATCCAAAAATGGAACTCTTGCTTCTAAACCAGCTGAAGAAACAGATTTATCACATCTGAGAACATCGAAATATTGTAAATCTTTGATTAATCTGATAGTTTCTTTGTGAAATTCTTGATTGTTTGGAGCATTATGAAAATACATGTAGGAACCAGATGCTTCATCACTTCCTTCTCCACTATAAATTACCGTTACATTTGTATTTTTTTTTATATATTCACATAACAAAACCATTGGAGTACTTGCTCTAATTGTTGTGGTGTCCCAAGATTCAATATAATAAATAGTTTTTTCAATGGCTTCTAACATTTGTTTTTCTGTTACAATGATTTCATGATGTGTTGAACCAATATGTTCCGCCACCATTCTGGCATATTTCAAATCAGTTGCACCAAACATACCTATAGAAAAAGTGTGTAATTCGCCTGGGGCAAAATTTTTAGCAACTAAAGCTGTGACTAAACTACTATCTAAACCACCAGATAATAAACAACCCACTTGTCTATCAGACATAAGTCTTTTATTGACAGCTTTGGTAAATAAATATTTTAATTGTTTTTTTGTTTCATCCAATGATGTTTCATAAGATGGATTATCCCACAAATCAAAAGAATTACACTTGATGTAAAATTTATTTGGATTGAATTTTTTCAAATTTCCCAAAACATCTTCATGAATACTCATTAATGTTCCTGGAGGAAATAGATTAATATTGTTGGAAATATTTACCATACTTTTCATTTCACTGCTAAAACAAATTGATTCTTCATCAAAACCCAAATACAAAGAACGAACCCCAATGTGATCTCTTGACACATGGAATAGGTTTTTGTGAGAATCATACAATACAAAAGCAAATACTCCATCCAACATTTTTATTGTTCTCTCTATCCCATATTTTAGATAAAGATGAATTATAACTTCACAATCACTGTTAGAAAATGTTACAAAATCATTATCATTGGTCAATTTGTCATGATTATAAATTTCTCCATTACATATCAAATAAATCCCTTTGTGTTCAAAAGGTTGATTACCTTTAATTGTAGTGTCGACAATTGCTAATCTATGAAATCCAAAAATAATGTGATTTTTAATGTTTCTAAAAATGGAATTATCAGGTCCTCTGTGTTGGGTTTTTACAAATTCTCTAAAAATTTTTTTTCTAAAATTCAAATCCATCAAATAAATGTTTTTATTAAAAATATACGCAAAAATACCACACATTTTTAATAAAAAAAAAAAATATCTTTATATTCAAATTTATTGGACTGTTCAATAAGTTTTACATTTGTTAAATTTCTTTTTTATTTTCCACAATAATAGCATTTGTAGTTAAAATACTTGTAGAAACAGACGCTGCATTTGTTATTGCTGAAGTTAAAACCATCGCTGGATCAATAATTCCAGCTTTGTCCATGTTGGTATACTGATGTTTGACAACATCATACCCATAAACAAATTTATCAAATAATTTTTTTCGTGAAAGAATTTCTGCCAAAATAACATCACCATTTTTGCCACTATTGAAACATATTTTTCTCAAAGGCTCAAAAAGAGCTTTTCGAACAATATCAACACCCATCAAAATTTCTTCGTTGTTTCCAAAATCACTTTTTTTATCTTTTAAATAATCAGACGCACTCAAAAATGTTATTCCACCCCCCATAACAATACCATCCTTTTGAGCAGCCATTAAAGCATTAACTGCATCTTCAACGAGCATTTTTTTTTCTTTTAATTCAGATTCAGATGGAGCACCAACCATAATTTCCGCCACTCCATTAGATAATAATGTTAATCTATCTTTGAAATCATTTTTGTTGTATTCAGAAGAATTTTCCATTTGTGATTTTATTATTTTTATACGTGACTCGACTTGGTCTTTATTTCCATTTCCATTTAACAAAATGGTTTTATTTGTTGTTATAATGGCTTTTTCACATCTACCAAGATCACTCAAATCAAAATCCTCAATTTTCTTAGTTGACATTTCATTGAACAAAGTGGCTCCAAGAGATATTGCCATATCTTCCAACATTTGTTTTTGTGTATTTCCATATGAAGGTGGCTCAACAGCACATACATCAAAAGTTCCACTTATTTTATTCAGTATCAAAGGTTTCAAAACAGGATCACTCAACTGTTGTGAAATAATCAATAAAGTTCTTGTTCCATTTTCTAACATTTTTTCAATTATGGGATAAATCATATTCATGTTTGTGATTTTTCTTTCAGAAACAATAATCATGGGATTATCCAAAACACATTTGTTATCTTCTTCTTTGTTAATAAAATATGGTGACATGTAACCTTTTTCAAAACGCATTCCATCCAAATGATTTATTTTAACATTGTTACTTTTAGATTCACTCACAATAACATTTCCTTTCTCGACCAATTGGAAAGCTGAAGATATTTTTTTTCCTAATTCAGGATCTTGACAACTCACTGATGCTACATATTCCATGTCTTGATCTGTAACAACATCTTTAGAAACACTATTGATATATTCAACAACTTTTTCAGCAGCTTTACTTATTCCTTTTCTAATCAACATAGGATTATGTCCAGAAGAAATCAATTTGTAACCTTCTTGGATTATTTTATTAGCTAAAAGAATAGACGTTGTTGTTCCATCCCCAACAAGATTGTTTGTTTCTACAGCAGCTTGTCTAACAAGTTTCGCACCTATCTCTTCAAATTTATCTGTCAAAACAAACTCTTTTGCAACAGTAACACCATCATGTGTAACAACTGCTTCATCATCTTTGATAAATGCTACATTTCTTCCTCTTGGTCCTAAAGTTGTTGTTACTGCTTTTGATAATTTATTCACGCCTGAAACTAATTTTTGACTTGCTTCTGAATTGTACAAAATTTGTGACATTTTTATTTAAATAAAACTAACACTTTAAGTAAAAATTAAATTTTTTTCCCAATTTATATGTTTACTTAAAAAAATATCATTGAATACAATTAAAAAAAATGAGAATTACTGGTTCAAGATGTATTGTTAGAGTTGAAAATAAATTACACAAAACTAAAAATGGATTTATTATTGATTCATCATGTACAAATGACAAAATTAATAAAGGTTTGATTTGTCATATTGGAAATGAAATTAAAATTAATATACATTGTAAAGATATGGTTTATTTTTTGTTAGATGGAACAGAAAATATATCTGACACAGATTATTTGGTCCCAGAAAAAAACATATTTTGTATTTGTGATAATCCCAATGATTTAGAATTTTAAATTTTTATTTTTTTAATTTTTATTTTTTTAATTTTTATTTTTGATTTATGAAATATCCATAATTTAAAGAAAATTGCGTTATAGAAATAAAAAAACTTTCTGAAAAATTACAATGATATCTGAAACTCGTGAAAAAAAAATTAGTGATATAGGTTTGGATTTGCTTACTAATCCTTCCAAAAAAAAAACAAAATCAGAAATGAATATTGAAATAGAAAAAGAAATTGAAAATACTGTTAATTCCAATAAAGATTTTAATGATAAAGATAGTGTGGAAAGTGTATATAGTGGAGATAGCAGGGACAGCATAAATAGCAGAAATAGCAGAAATAGCAGAAATAGAAGAAAAAGGAATAGTAGCTATAATAATGATGGAAATGAATCTGATAGTTATGATAATAGAGATTCCATTAAATATCCTCATTACATGAAAAAAACATCAGATGTTTCCAATATTGAAACACACTCAAATGTCCCAGAATTCAAAACTAACCAAGAAATTTTAGATGAAAAATATGAACTGTTAAATAAATTTGAATATCTAAGAAAAAAAGGGGTTGTAGTCTCAAATAATTTTACAATTGATTCAGATATAAAAGAAATGAGATGTGTTTACAACAGAATCAAAAAAAATAGAGAAAGAATCAATGGAATTAAATTTGCCAGAAAAATGTTGATAGCTTTTACAACAGGAGTTGAATTTTTAAATAATAAAGTAGATCCATTTGATTTAAAATTAGATGGTTGGTCTGAAAGTATTCATGAAAATATCAATGATTATGACGATGTTTTTGAAGAACTCCATGAAAAATATAAAAATAAAGCTAAAATATCGCCTGAACTAAAACTATTATTTATGGTTGGTGGAAGTGCTTTCATGTTTCATTTGACAAACACAATGTTTAAAAATTCATTGCCAGGTATGGGTGATGTTTTAAAACAAAATCCAGAATTGATGAAACAATTTGCATCAGCAACTTTAAATTCAATGGATGGAAAAACATCTGGAACTAGAAATTTTATGAATACATTTTCTGGCCAAACACAAAACAAACAACAAAATATCCCAAATCATGTTCCAAACAGAATGCCAGTTCAAATGCACATGAAAACTCAAAGATTAAATCCAGTTAGAGAAATGCGTCCACCAATAGGTGTTGATGATATAATTAATGAGTTGGATTCTAACAATATAGAAATAGGCTCTATGTCATCAAATCATTCAAGAAATATAAAATCCAGGATTAGAAAAAAGAAAAATTCAGATGGAATTTCATTGGATTTGAGTTAAACCATCTTTTCAAACCAAACAAAGTAATAACTGGTGCAAAAACTACGATTGAGTTTATCCTTTGATGGACTGAACATATTTATCAGTTTTTATGATTCATAATATTTTTGTTTTGATTTATGACCATACAAGAAGCCTAAATAAATATCTTTTTCAACAAATATTAATTGAAACCAT